TTCTTTAGTTAATGAAGTAGCAGTACCTTGAGTTGAGCCGGCTGCTGATATGCTTGTCCCAACTGAACGAATATAATATGAGGATGCAATAAGATTGCCACCAGTTGTATTTCCTGAAACACTTATTGTTCCTGTGATATTGGCACCAGTACCAGTAACTACTAATGTTGTATTACCTGCAACTACTGTATTGACATTTCCACCTGATGAAGGGACACTTACGTTACTTGTGCCATTAACAATAGAACTACCAGCACTAATATTAAGATTAGTAATATTACTACCATCTCCGTATAGATATTGACCTTTTACTATTCCTGAATTAGCATATACATTGCCTGCAAGAATATTTCCAGTTACACTAACTAATCCACCAGTAACTAAGTTACCGCCGGTGATATTACCAGTGGCAGTAATAAGACCTGCTGTACCTATATTACCAATATTAGCATTGCCGCTTACTGATATAGAAGTTAATGTGCCTACACTTGTAATATTCGGTTGTGCCGCGGTTGTTACTGTACCCGCTGTACCGGAAGTTGCTACGTTCAAGTTAGCAACCTGTGTTGTACTTGTTACCGTTAACGGTTCAGTGCCTGTAGCAATATTAGATATTAATCTAGTTGCGGTTACTGTACCGGCTGTATTCAAGTTACCAACAGTAGCATTACCTGACACACTTAAAGTTGCTAGTGTGCCTGTACTTGTTATGTTTGGTTGAGCCGCTGTAGTTAATGTACCTGTTAGATTTGCCGCACCAATTGTACCGCTATTAGCGTATACATTTCCCGCTGTAATATTACCTGTAAGTACTACTGCACCGGTTGAGTTGTTAAATGTGAATCCTGCATTACCACCAAATGTTCCAGAATCATTAAATTGAATTGTACTAGTTGAACCACCGGGTGTTCCTACACCCCCACCACTACTAATAACTGATGTTGCAATAGCGTTTGGAGAATTTGTGTACGTCAATCCAGCACCATCTACCGGTGTTGTTAATCCTAAATCAGAGTATAACGTGACGTTTCCAGACGTTGGATAATTGTTTGCTAGCTTAACATACAATGTTTGACCATTTACAATAGAATTACTTACACCATTTGCACCGCTAATCGTAATCGCTTGTTTGTTAGTGTAAGGTACAGTATTTGCTACTGTCATAACAATAGGATTAGCATTAGATAATCCTATAATGTTTGTGTATAACGTTCCTTTTGGCGTCCAGCTTAAATTACCTAAGCCGTCTGTTTCTAAAACATAACCAATTGCACCGCCGGTGATAGTAACGTTAGATACATTTCCTAGATTGATTTCTCCACCTGCATTGCCACCTGCATTAATCCAATTAGTACCATCAAATGCTAACACTTCACCGATACTATTGGCAGCAACATTGGAGTTAGCAATGTTAATGTTAAGGTTACCATATGCTCCGTTAAGCTGACTGAAGCTAATATTGGAATATGATGTTAATACTTCAACATTTTCAATCGGATTGGGAGTGGTTGTTCCAATGAACAAACGTCTTTCATCATTTGCCCAACCGAACTGAGCTTCATCAAGCTGTGGCAAATCAACGAGGTTACCTGAGCGTTGTTGAATTTTCGAAATTTGTATAATGGCCATAAGTGTAAATCTTCAAGATATACACTTATTTATCTTAAACCATTACAAGAACTGCATATAATATTGTTCTACTCGCTTGAACCATATCTCAGTATACTTGTCAAATTCAGAGCCTTCTAGGATGAATTCCTGATAAAGATTATCAGCAGAACACATAAAAATGACACCTTTGCGTATCTTTGTTCCGTGAACTTCATTGTGAGCATTAGCATAAGCCGCTAACTGAACAAAGTAATCTTCAATCCACTCACGTTTTTTAGGCTTATTTGTTTGTTTGTGATCCATGATAGCTTCACTACCATCGTGTACCCCTGCTAAGTCTGTCGTCCCTGCATAAATTTTCGGATAATAGAGAGGAACTTCTGTACCCCAATATTCATTGCATTTAACAAGACCTTGACTAATGATTGATTGGGCCATTTTATGGCTTTGCAAGCTATACGGATTGCTTCCGGGCTCATTGAGTACTCCTGTTTTAATATAATCTTCAAGCCATTTGTGCATACGTGTTCCACGACCTGCGGCTTCTGTTGTGATTTCTTGTGCTTTCTGAATTCCAACTCGTCTACGCCAGTTTTGCAAGGCTTGTTTTGATTCTTCTGACTTTGTTGCATCTAGTATTGTAGTAACACTTGGTAGTTTCTCACCATCAGGTGTAGCGTACCTGCGTTTGCCGTCTATCTCTACACGGCTCATGGGAACATAGTTATATTTTGTTGGATTGTACATTATAGTCAATTATAGTCGATTATAGTGGGTTTGTAAACTATTTAGGTAAATTGTTATAGATATTATCTATAGCAGAGTTGTCTCCACAAGTTTCAACACAATATAATAATTTTCCATTTTCAATCGTATCTGCTTTCCATCCATCAAAAAAGAATTTAGAAAATTTAGAGTTTTGTAATATATCCAAAACAGATTGATTGTGTAGGCTAAACACATCTAACCCATAGTCATTAATCATTTTATTAAGTTGATAGCGTGAATAAGAGGCTCCAAATTGGCCAAATACCCCTCCCATAAAACAGCAGGGTAACATATATTTGTTCGCCGAAATATATATTTCTTGTGAGCCATTTAATGGTAAGGATTTACAACTTATGTTTGAATTCTTTTCTAAATTTCTGCTTAATTCGTCTATTATAGGAATAACGTTTATAGTATTCAAATTATCAAAGTTAACTTTATTTCCTAACAAGGGACCTTCTTTTATATTGCTATAGTTAGCAGGCCAAATATCATATTCAAACTCGCCTTCTTTGTTGTAAACAGGTATTCCTGTAACTTTATCATTAGTTTTCGTAAATCCTAATGGATTCTTTATTACAAATTTAAAATTCAATTCTTTTGCCAATGCTTTAGCTTCTACTAATTGATGCTGGTTGTGTTCAAATAGTAACCACTCCCAAGTAGCTATTGCCCCGGTTGAACTATAAGCCCTCATATGAGCAATTAACTTTTCCCATTTAACTCCTCTACGATATATATGATTGGTATCTTCAAGACCGTCAACACTAAACACGACATTTCCAAAATTTTGATTGGTAGAGGAACGAGAGAAAAAGTTTCCTAACTCTATCCAAAAATCTACATTACGCATCCCACCATTAGTTCGAATATATTGAATAACACTTGGAGAAGCTTCACTAAAGTATTTCAAAATAAGTAACATATCAGGCGCCATACAAGGATCACCTACGGTGCCACAATAATTTATATACGTTATGTTTTTTGCTATCTGATCGGGAATCATACGTTTAATATCGATGATTGACAGATCGGTGAGTTTTAAGCCCGGCGAAACAATTCCACCTGATATGTTTCTACAACATACTGGACAACTTGCATTACATCTACTTGATAGTTCTAAATGAAGTCGTGTTATCAATTTTATATTATACATAGTTCTATCCTAATGTAAATTGATAAGAAAAATTCATTTTAGATAACCAATGATTAATATATTGAATATGTTGGTTCGACAATGAATTAAATATTAGTGGATGGAACGCAAAGCTAGTAATATTTTTGTCAGGCTCTGCACTCGCTGTTTTACGAATAATTTCTACAAGAATTTCATTATCATTTTTATTTTTTAAGTGTGCTGGCACAATATATGAAGAACTACGAGGTTTAGTATTATGTAAATGAAAACTATCTCTTGCAAGGTATGAATACAATATAAATTCAGATGGGAATAATTTCTTACCCGTCAACTCAAAATAAGATTGTTCTTCATCTTTTGTTGGATATAAATCATCTATCAAATTTTTCATATTATAGTTTTTTAAAATATCAATATTAATTTTAAAAGGAACATTAAATAAAAAATGTGTGATGGGCGTAGTGTTTAATTTTTTAGCATAGTGCTGTGAAATATCTTCCCAGGGAGGACCATCTATAGATTCTCCAAATTTGTGCAGTACACCACTACCCATAGTACTATCCCATTCATCTAAACTAACTGGTTTGATAAAAAAGCATTTAGTATCTAGTATTAGATAATCTTCGTTGATAATATTTGCAATGGCTATTTTAAAAAACTGTTGAGAATGCCATTCACCGTGAGTTAGTGATTTTATTTCAAAATCATTTGGTGTCAATATTTTATACTGATGAGAGGTATAATAAGGTTTTAATGTGTTATCCCATTTATCTATATCTAAATTATCAAACTCATTTATAACTATCCAATGTGTACAAGGTTCTACAAATTTTTGTATACTTTCAGCCTGTAATATCATATTATGAAAATCTCTGTTACAGGTTACTGTAACTAGATTTTTCATACACGAAAGCTTTCCCCACATCCACACCGATCACGTTCATTTGGGTTTTTAAATTCAAACCCTTCATTTAATCCATTACGTACATAATCAATAGTCATACCTTGAACATAGGCACAACTCTTTGGATCAACGTATAAAGCACAACCATTGCAGTCTACTTTAATATCGTGTTCTAATGGGCTATCAACATATTCAAGTACATAAGCAAGACCTGAACAGCCTGTAGTTTTTACACCTATACGAATACCTAGGCCCTTGCCTCGTTTTTGTATTGTCTGTTGTATTTTGTTTGATGCTTTATTTGTTATGCTTATCATTGCGCTGGGGGCATTGCGTTTTGAGCCATTTGTGCTACAATTTTTTGATTTTCATCAGGCTGTGCTTCTTGTTCAGGAGTTTGGCCTTTAAAAATAACATTATCACCTTGGATGTTTTCTATACTCTGGTTCAATGGTGGTTTTTTAATCATATTATACAAATCGGATTTGTCAATAACTATATCATTATCTCTATAGTATTGCAACAATTCTGGAACTGTCCAATCACTATGTAGTTTACCGGAGTCAATTTCACTCTTAAGTTGGCTGGTAGTAGCTACCAACCTAACTAATAATGGACTACCGGCAAACTCATACAATCGCATGATTATCTCTTAGGACGACCGACACCGCCTAGAGGTTCTTCTTCTGGAGCTTCAATGTCAACATTCATTTCTTCTTCGCCGCCACCAGGAAGTGGTTCTTCCATACCAATGTCGGCAGACATATCACCACCCATATCAGGGGCACCGCCCATATCACCACCTGCATCAAAAGCTTCTGCACCACCTTGACCAGTGATACCATTCAATGCAGTTTTCAATGTTGCTTGACTTGTTGTCAATGCGGCTTGTAATGAAGTTAGTGCTTCAGAAACCTGTTGATTGAATGTTTGACTTTCGTTAACACCAATCTCAGATTGAACTGAATCTGTCAATGCTGGTAATTCTTTTACTAACATATCAGATACTTCTTCAACCATTTTTTGAACTTGGTCTACTAAGTCCTGAGCTGCCAAAACAACCTGTGACTTTTCAACTTCTTCATTCTCTACAACGATACGTGGCTTACGTAAGCTGATTTCAGCAAAATGCTTACTCAATGCTTGTTCCATAAACACAAGTTTTAGGTATGAAGAATTCTGTTGGCTTTCATAGAAACCCGTAGATTTCTTTGTCTCGCTCATCAGACCGCGAACTTTGTTAAGCATATCTCTTGCTTGTGCATAAGACATTTTACGAACATTAAACGGAACGTCATAATGCTCTTTTAACGCTCTAGTTGCGTTCTCTATTGGGTTTTTGTCAAAATCAGTTAATTTCATAGTTGTATTCCAAGACTAATATAAAGTATTTATCTTTTTTCATTTATTGTTAGGTTTTTAAGCCAAATCTTCTTTGTTGCCAATAATATGAATCACGTATATACTGATCCAATTCTTCACTCATTGCTTTCTTCTGTAGCTTATCTTGGTTAAGTTTTGCTAGATATATCAATTTATCTTCCGTTTTTTTAGACTTTTTAAACAGTCTTGAATGGATAGAAATATGTACTTCCATGCTACTTAAATTCATATCCAAAACTATAACTCTATTAGCTAAATGATATTTACCAATTTTATCCATTACACACCAGCATACTGCATTCTTCAGACTAAAAAAAGAGTTAACAACATCTCCATTATTTAGTGATACAATTATGTTATTAGTATCTTTCTTTTTAATATGATATTTGTTAAACAAACTATATGTACCGTCATTATCTTGAAAAATTACAACATCTTGTAATTTAGCAAATTCCGAAGTTGTTATCATTTTGTTTAATTTTCTATCAATTTTAGCAACATCAACCTTCATTGTTTAATACCTTAAAATAAATGTTTCTTAGCTCATCCGATGCATCTAAAAATGCAGGAAGTTTATGCCAAGCAGTATCAGTTTTAATCATAGGAACATTATGACAATCTGAATATAATGATCCTAATTCAGTTATACCATCGTTAAACACGCTAGGGTGTTGTATCTCAAAATCAAAGGTCCAACAGCTATATTCTTCATCATCTTGCTGTTCAAACAAGAATCCAAAATTATCAAAATCATCAAATTTTATATTGATTTGTTTAGGATAGTTGAGTATTTCAGGTTGACTTCGTAATGATATAGCCTGTAGTACAGTATCAAAATTACACTGCGTATTACGTTTGTGCAACCAAACGTTTTCATCCTCATCTAAACTAGGCCTATTTCTATTGACAGTGCCCGTTTGGGTGATATCAAAAAGTGTATAACAACTTACTGTGAAACTCATATATGTATTTAGAGGCAAAAAAAATCCGAGAATAAATCTCGGATTTCTTTGAAGTTAAACTTCTGATTAGCTTGCGTTTGTAGCTGTAGAAGCTAGGCGGAAACCAACGTTAGTTACAACAGCACCAGATAGGTCATAACCATTAACTGTACCTAAAGCACGAATTTGTGTTTGTAGTGCAGCCGCTGTGTATGCGCCAACTGGATAAACAGCAACAGACATATTAGTTGTGTTTGCTGTAGCTTGAACTGCATAGATTGCAACTGTAGCTAATTGCTCAATAGAAACCATAACTTGTGCAACCATTTCGTCAACACCTAATTGTGCTGTTGGAGCGGCGCCTAAGTCAAAACCGAAGAAGTCTAACGCTGGACCATATAAATTAGTAGTCGTGCCGTTAGCTGCCGTGTCTGGAGCTACTGGACCATTTTGTACGTCAATTGCGAATACTGGTTGTGCATCGCCGTGTGTTCTTGTAAAACCTGCCATAATGAAATTCCTTTAAAAAGTTTGAATCGTATAGATTCATACTATTATTTATGCCTGGCAACAAAAAAAGTCGGTTTTGGCTACTGTCTTCCAGCCAAATTCTGGCGACTAAAGCCCATTCTATCTACAAATTTAAGCCCGTGACTTACAAAACCCTCTTGAGTTTGTGTACCGTCTTGCAAATATCCTTTGACAGGGGCTGTCATTGCGGCTTTATTAAGTTGATTTACTATATCCATTTTTAGATTATAGATAGCAACCCATATGCTAAATGCACCAACAAGACCGGCTTTGTTAGCAGCCAAATGTTGATTAATCTTCTCACGCATCTTTTCAGTCATTGGCCTAGTCTGTACATAATCCATAAACCCTGCTAATAAATTATTTAAATCACCCGCTACAATGCGTTTATTGATGTATACTGTAAACAACTGATTAAAAGTATTTCTAGCTTGAGGGGCGGTAGACATTAGTTGTTCAACTGCTTGACCATGTTTTGCTATCTCTGATTGTGCTTTTTTTAGTAAACTTGAATTAACTTTCAATTTAGGCGTGATAGGCATCTTAGCAGGTAATATAGCAACATCGCTATTATTTTTAAGTGCACCTATAGTACCGTCTAAAGGAGTTGCTTGGTCAGTTGTTAATGCGTCAGGAGCAATATATTGATGTACAACAATGCCAGAATTCTTTCCATCAAAAAACTTTCCCAAATCACTATTAGCATCAACTGTATATGTAATTCCATTAGGGTTTGCTTTGAATGTGTATAGCCCGTTTTTTTCTACTAATGGTTGTTTGAATAATAAGTCACCCCAATAATAACCTTTAGTTCTATCAGATTTTTCTAATCCAGGCCATATCTGTGCAATTATCTGATGTAGGTCTGATCTATCAACACCACGTTCTTGGTCATATTGTGCAAACTGTTCGGGGCTGAATACTTGACGACCACTGCCATCTTTCTTGTTGAACATATGTTTGTCTAATATACTGAACTTACCATTACTGTTACGACCAAAAATCAATGCAGGATATCCGTCCCATTTGATTGTAACTTTTTCAGGTTTAGCTACTGTATCAGCCATAGCTTGAACAGCTTGGTTGGCACCTTGTACACCACGTAAGAATATCAAATCTTCAGGATGGTCTAAGTGACCTTTATCTTCACTGAGTGTTGTATTAATGCTATCTACCTTATTTCTAAGATATGCTAGAGTTTCTGATAAGTTCATTTTTGTTGAAGTTGTTTCTGTATATTCGGAGGTAAATCTGTGGCAGCGACCATTGATTTACCGCCTAGTTTTGCCGCTCCAGTTTTTTTATTGTAAGTTCCACCAGTGTCACCTGTTGGTGCCGCTTTAGGTGCTGTTTTTTTAGCTGGTGAGTTAGCTAACTCTTTTTGTAAGCTTGCTAATATTTTTTGTTTATTAGCAGGTGTCAAACCTTTTAGTAAACTTTGAATCTGCTGATATGCTGATTTAGCTTTTTGAGCATCTTGTGGAGATCCGGCGCCTTGACCAAATACATTATATATGTTGGTTGTTCCTCCCCCGCCACCACCAGTACCGGCTGCCCCTTGACCACCAGTTTTATTTGTTTTTTCTGTTTTCTCAGGTTGATTTTGTGATATATCTTTCTCGCCGGGTGAGTGAGTAGCTGACCAAGCCAAGTCTGCTAATTTAGGTATCGTAGTTTTACCTTTATCTTTAGTATAATTTTGTTCCAACTCTTTAGATAACGCAGTAACGTTTTGCATTATAGTAGGATCACTGGTGATATCCTCACCCTTCATAAACTTCTTAAAGAAATCAACTACCCATTGACTAATAGATTTCTTCGCTACGCCGGGTGTTTGAGTATCGCCCTGTTCAGCTTCAGCAATAATGCTTTCAAACAAAAAGTTTAACTTATCAAAACGAGTAGATTCAGCTGCCGTGCCTTTTGGCTTTTTATTACGCTTAGGCATCTGAACTGTATTGTCAGGCTTGGTAGCATCAAGGTTATCATCTTGTGCCATCATACCTGCAAGTTTAGGGTTCTTTTGTTTCATCTTGTCAAGTGCGGCTTGTTCAGCATCAGCGCCTGTAGATATATTCGGGGTCGTTGCTTGTGGAACTTCAGGCGTATTACGTTGTGCGGCAATATTGTTCATATTTGCTGCCATATCGTCATTGCTTTTTGATTGTGCTTGGCTCGCGGCTGCGTCAGCTTTTTGTTTTTCAGCACTAGCTGCCGCTGATTTATCTAACTCTTTTTGATATTCAGGTGTTGGTTGTCCGGTAACACCGTCGTATTTACCATTGGGAAATCTAGGATCACTTGATTGATAACCTTGCGGAGCAGCCATCTGCTGTTGTGCAGTTTGAGTTGCGGTTGTTTGCTGTTGCTGCCTTACATTGTCAGCACTTTTAGCAAACTGATCTGCCGGTAACTTGCTTACAGGATTCATTTGACCCTGTGCATTTGTAGTGGCTTGACCTTGTTGTGCCTGTCTTACATTACTTGCTGATTTTGCAAACTGGTCTGCAGGTAGCTTACTTACAGGATTCATTTGTCCTTGTGCGTTTTGTGTAGCAACACCTTGCTGTTGTTGTCTTACGTTAGATGCACTCTTTGCAAACTGATCCGCTGGAAGTTTGCTTACAGGATTCATTTGACCCTGTGCAGATTGAGCCGCTGTGGCTAATTTCTGTTGTCTATTCTGTGCCGGAGTAGGGGATACATTTCTACCAACTGTTGGTGCAGGGTTTTGACCCATTTGTTGTTGCGCTAATTTAGCCGCAGCCTGCTGTTTTTGTTGTCTTGTTTGTGCTGGATTAGGCGCAGCCTGATTTGGTAACTTACTAAACGGCGCCATTTGTTTGTTGGGATCAATAGCGTACTTAGGGCCTTCTGAAGCTCCCGGTTCTCTAATAGCGGCCGCCTGTGCTTTTTGTGCGGCTATACGCTTTTGTGCAATAGCATCAGCTGGATTAACAGTTGCACCTTGACCTTGTTGTGTATTTACATTTGGGTTTGGATTTACATTTGCGGCAGGTTGATTGGCTCCACCTTGATCTACCCAACCACTTCTAATAGCATCTTGTAAGCCTATTGCGGCTTTGCTCATAAAAGATTTTACAAATTGATCTTTTGCTATTTGGTCTTGTGTACTCAGTGTACTTTTACCAAATAATGATTTTGCACCGGTGCGTATAGCGGCGGAACCATAATTTCCAAAAAGTGAGCTAGTATCTACTTCATCTATTTTAACTTTTTTAACTTTTTTAAATTCATTCAGCTTCACGGTTTTTCCTTAATGACTTGGAAAACTTTGCTTGGTCCTTGCTCTTTATAGCACCTAACAGTTTACGCTCTAAAATGGCGGCTTGTTCAGGACTATAGTTACGATTAATCATTTCTATTAGATTGATAGCACTTGTGATAATATTGTGGCCACGACTCTCAATAATGTGAGTCGTGTCCCTATTATTACCAATAGCTTCTAATTCCTCTAGTAGACTGCGAGTTTGTTTTTGCATATTAGTTTCCTAATAGTATTTATCTACTTTTAGGTTTTATTTCTTAAACCATTCAACATTGATTTGAGCTTAGAACCCTGTATATCTGCTACAATACGCTTGTTTTCCGGTTCTAGTATCTCCCCTGTAGCTTGGTCAATAATAGGTTCAGTTGACTGTAACGTACTTTGTGGCTTAAGTTGACTCATAATCTGATTAGGACTGGGTTTAGGGGTATAACTATTTTCATTATCCGGATCGCTATCGCTAATACGCATTGTCTCAATATCATAATCTAAGTCAATCTTTTGACCTACACCCGTCGAACTACGACTTTTCATACATTGAATCTGATACTTGCCACGCTCACGCATACTGCGACTTGTAAAGATACCAAACACGTTATCTGCTGTATTAATCTTACTGATACCACCTGCAATGTGACTGTGGTCAAACTCAATCTCATCAACAGCACTACGATTCAACTGACTTGCAGTCACCATCAATATGCCCATCTCTTTTGCCAAATTACGCAATTCTTCTGCTACATACTTGTCTTTAATAAACTGGTCGTTAGGATTAACTTTAACAGAGACTGGCATAACCAAGTCTAAGTAGTCAACCATTACAAAGTCAATTTCAATACCTGTTTGAATCTGTACTTCTTTTAAGTAAGCACGTATATCATTTACATTGCTTTGTGCAGGTAATGCTTTAACACGATATGTTCCAGATTTCTTACCAACCATCTTAACTTTAAGACTTGTAGTATCAATGTCTTTGCGAATCGCTTTTGTTCCTGTCATAGTCAACATCGCATCAGTACGCAAACTTGTTAATTCTTCACTCAACTCTAATGTGATATAAACACCACTCATTCCCTGTTGCAACCAGTTCAGTGCGATATTCATCATAACCAATGATTTACCTGAACCACTGCCACCTGCAAAAATGTTCAGTTCACCTCGACTAAAACCACCATATAATATACGATCCATTTGGGGCCAACCTGTACTTACCTGACCACCACTGTTAAAATATTTGTTGATACGTGCCGCCGGGTCATAAAAGTAATCAGTTCCCATATCTTTTTGTAAACTGATTTGTACTGCATCTTTGATTAGTTTTTCAACAGGATCAAACTCACCCTTCTCAAGTAAGTCTGCGGCTTTAAGAATAGCACGTTCTAGTTCTTGTCGTTTAGTAAATGCTTCGAACTCGTCTAAGAACCAATCAAACTGATTGGGACTAAAGTTAGGTATAATATCAATATCTACACCAGTAATTGCTTTAATCTGTGTTGCGTCTGGTAATATACTATATTTTGTAGTATGTTCTTTATATAAATTTACAACAGGCTTCAATGACCTATCGAAATTCTCACTATTTAAAATGTTCATAACTCTAGTGTAGAGTTCAGCCTCAGTAATCATCACACGCAAAAATATCTTTTGCATCTCAATGCCGTAATCTTTTTTATTTTCGTAATCTTTTTTCAATTTTTTTCCTTTGTAGTTCGATTTTGATTTTGCTAGCGGTTGCGCTACTCAATATACTGAGCAATGCAGGTAGCTTGCCATACTTAACTACTGCGTCATTTACATCTTTAACATTGTCATCCCATTCAGGAATGCTAACACTATAACCTAATTCTAATGCCCTATCACAAGTTTTTAAACCAGTTTCATCTCTATCGGGAATAAAAATGATTCGTTTATTTAATTGTGCTAGTAGCTGTGCTTGGGCATCATTGATTGTATTATGAGTTAACGCACAAGCATTTAAACTTAATGCATCAAAAATACCTTCAACTAACAAACATACTTCCCAATTGGGTTTCTGAAAGTCATAACCAAATACATAGCCGGGTTGTTGTTCGTTAATATACTTAGGGATTTTGTTATCTAAGAATCTACTTGTATGACCTACAATTTTATTCTTGTAAGTATAAGGTATGATAATTCTATTTGACTGTCTGCCAGTGTCGTTAGGTGTAACTAAGAACGGGTAGTCATTATAATTTATCGACCTTGCAGACAGATAATCAATGTATACTTTGTGTAATGTGTTGTTAATGTCGATTAACTCACCTTCAGGCAGTTTATGTTCTTCAAATTTTATTTTTGTTTTTTGTTTTTTAAGATGAGCAAAATCTAATAGATCCTTATATTGTAAGCTTTCTAAACTCCATCGTTGAATTTGAATATCATCTATACCACACCACTTTAATAAACTTTTAGTAATATCACTAATCGATTTACCTAATGTAAAACCACACTTATACCCACAATTAAAACAGGCATATGACCAATTTTCCCCGTCTTTTTTAATACCACCTCTACCTTTAATATCGGCTTTATGCCCACGATGGTGACAGCATACAGCATTAAAGCTATGCCATCCACCTTGTGTGAGTTTTTTCTTACCGGGAATTATTGATAGGATATCAAACATCTATGTAGTATAACACAACTGTCATAGATAAACAATAGTTTAGGTTGATTATCTTGATAGAATATTGGTTACTGCACCGTTATTGCTTTCAAATTGCATTCTGATATATGGATGATAACCTTGAACAACATAACCTTTTGTATCAGTTTCAGCAGTATAAGTATCGGTCAATATAGGATACCAATCTCCATCTACAATAGTAGAACCTTCAACAACAACGTTGCCATAAAAATCACTATATTGTGCTTGTAGTGTTAGTATCGGGCTATCATTGGTATCAATTACACTGGTGTAATATGTGATGTTGCTCTCTCCATTACCTTCCGGATGTAAGTTGGGGAAGTCTTGACCGGTTGGAATACTGATTGGCATTGATGGAATAAAGCTAGGTAATACACTATTGACTATATTCATATCACCACGTGCTCCGGCATTGCTGTCAACAAATACAGGATAATCAAAATCACCTACAGGAATCTCTAATGAATAATAACATTTCTGTGCATCAATGCTTGCCAAGTCAGCAGAATTTAAAAACAATGCACAAATACCAGTTGCTGGTAGTTGTAGTGTTAATGCTTTTTGTATTAGGACCTCATTACCTTCATAGTTGATAATCCTACAAGTTATTGATTTCCCTGTAATATCTACAGGTTTTTGTTCTTGGTTTAAAAACTGAAACTGAATCTGATTATCTACACCTTTATTAAGTGTAAGTGGTTTGGCATACTGAGGCATATAGCTCCTTGGGGAAAATCCTGTTAAAAGTATAACGATTTGTCTTTGTGTATAGACGAAAACTTGAGTTGAGTACATACTGATATTTATCAAAATATATTGCCATATCTCCCTGTGATAAATATTTCGGTAATAACAATAACAATGATTCAAAACGAATTTTTCAACAAACTGACGCTAAATCACCCGTTCATAACTATATGTTCGCACGCCAACCAAGATTATGTTGGAATCGTACAGAATAGAGATGATATAGTCACTACTATATATGACTACGGGGCAATAGTTGACTCAATAGTCAGGGAAAAGTTTCTGGAATTAGGGGATATTTGGTGGTGGGAATCTAACAGACTTATCCCTATTAATTTGTTTTTAAAGGAAGAATGGACAATATTTAAGCCCTATCTTCGAACCTTCAATAATAAAAGTCTCACAATAATACACGGACCAACCTGTAGTATTAGCGAACTTAATAAACGTAGAAGTAAACGCCGTAGTATTACGTTGGTAAAAAGAATGATTTAACTTTGTTCTTCTAACAAATTCATATGAACCACTACTAAATGTGCATATGCAACAGCGTGACTCTTTTTAAAACTATACCCATCAGTATTCTTATCCCAAATAGTTTTTGACACTTCAGACCAAGACTCTCCTATCAAATGTTTTTTAGCTGGCCTAATTAATGCTAAAAACATAGCTAATCTAGGAATACTATTTATAGGCTCTGGCATCTTTTGTAATGACTGATAATGATTACCCAAATGTATCAGCTTCTCAACAAATTCTCTTTTGTTTAAATTATCCCATTTAGGCTCACGCATTAACGATACTAAATGTAACTCATCACGCAACTGCGAATATACGTGTACATTCAATAAATCTAGTTTAAAATATCCTCGTTGTTCTGCTTCAACATAATCAATCGCTGCCATATCATTGACTGGATCATAGGGTATATCAGTTATATATACTCCAGTAGCGTGTTTACGCATTGGATTAGCATTACGCATAGCGGCAGGAGTATGTTTGATAAGTTGTAATAACTTATCTCTATTACCAAAGTCAATATCAATATCGCTATCTATTCTCATTTTGCTGGTGCTACCAATTCTGCTTTAATTAATTTAGTATACGCTTTTTGTACAACAATAGCTTGCCTTTCGGCATCTTCTACTGCTTTGTGACTTGTACTATGACCACCATCTTTCAAACTCACGCCTGCAATTTCATACAATGTTCTTGTATCTCTAATTGTCCAGAAAGGCCAGGGAATAGGATTAGGCTTGTCACTTACTTGCCGCCAAGCAGACTCCATAACGACACAATCGAAGGAAGCACCATTACTCCACACAGCACGACGGTTCCAACAAAACTTATAA